AAACAGTATATAGATGAAGGTAATAAACTAGAAATAAATATACCATTTCCCATGATTAGTAGACGAATCAAAGGGCTGCTTGCTATTAATGTTAATGAAAAAGTATATGTTAAATTACAACAGGAAAAATTTTAAAAAGGAGTTTGTTCCCGATTCTCAACCCATTCCTTAATTTTTTGATTTTCACTAACATTTTTTACAATGTTTTTTAAAACCGCACAATTGTTACATGCCGTTGCGACACCTTCTTTGTTATCAAAAAAGTCTACTAAAAATGAATAAATAACAATATCTGCTAACGATAGTTTATGACCAACCGCGAATCGTCTATCGGACGGTGGTGTAACCATGTTTTGAAAATCCATGTTCCCAAACAAAAGTTTATCAAACGCAATGAGTTTTTCTGGTAAAGTTGTTTTAAACCATTCTTTTAACGCCTCTTCTCGATTTTCTTTGCGTTTAACAGCCTGATATGCCGTTTTGAAATCTCTGATATATTCACAATAGCTATCAATTAATGCACTTTCTTCCATTGTATCTCCCATCATTTTAAAACGATCAGCTAGGTATCTTTCAATTGCCTTTGATTGTGAAATTACACCCTCACCAACATTTAAAAATGGTAGCTTTCCAAGAGATTTCCACAATTTACCTGCAGCTTTATCATCGTCAAACTCTTTCCTTTCCATATTATAAGTAGCCCAGTCAATAATTTTGATGGGATATCTAAAATCTTCAAATTTTTCACCAGCCGCAACCATAATCAAACGGGATGTTTCACCCATACCTTTTCGCATTGAAATAATTTAATTTTAACATTTATAGTATTATCTTATTTTTGTTATTATATTGTTTTTTTATAACTTTTATTTATTAATCTATTTTCTCTCTTTGTTTAATTGAATTATATTAAAATATTTAAAGCAAAATAGTAATATATATTTATATGGATATCCTAACTGCTAATTCTATAACTACAATCAAATTTACAACCAAGATTGAAGAAATAAATATAAAATACAAAAAGGAAAGAGAAAATTTAAAAAAAGTCATTGCCGAAACAGCTAGAAGTCATGCCGAGCAAATATTAGCTGATAATACTGATGATAATATGGGAAACCCGGGAGAACTATGTCTTAAACTTGCCGAACTACAGCTTCAATATAATGCGATTGTTCTTAAACAAAAACAAGAAACTGATGTTGTTATGAATGAATATAAAAGTGAAATAACAACAAATATGACTTCTATAAAATGACTATCTAACAAGATATTATGCTTTCGTAATACACATCCTAATCAGTATGGTGTCACAATTCAATATTATGTAAACGGAAATATAAACGATAAAGTGCAATTTTACCGCCGTTCTCCAAATCCAGGGATGTTCAAGGATTCAATCCCAATCAGGGCGTCATATGATTGCGAATACCAAAATTGGAAAACCATCCGCATGGAAGAAGAGTGGGACATCAATCATTTTCACTATATAATCAGCTGTAGTATCAATGGACATTTTTTACCTGTTACGCATGGAACGACAGCATTAACACACATTCATAACGTATTTGGAGTAATTGATATATAATTTATATCAAAAAAAATTGAAATAAATTATTTTTTTCAAGTGTTGGAAAAAATAAACCGCCAAAATGGAACAAAGCAAACTCAAGTTTAAAACTCTAAAAAAAAGAAAAACTAAATTAAAAATAAAAAAAAATACAGATTCAAAAAATAACGAGACGACATTTGTTGATTATGGTGATAATATTGTTACGTATACTTGGTGCGAATGTGGGGAGAATCATCATGGAAATCAACAGATAGGAGAAATTGCTGATCCTGGACAAGGATTTATGAGAGCTGATTTAGTAGCAGCAAAAACTTTTGCGGAAGAAAATTATAATTGCGACACTGAAATGTTTAACTTAAAAAAAGTGGGTTTAATTAATGATACCGGAGAACCATTAATTATTAAAAATAAAATAAATGAAATTGTTAAAGTAAACAGTGCTCATTTCCTTGTTATTCGAGGATTTATTCCTGCGATTTTGAATAAATATAAATTTAGTATGAATGATTTGATGAAAGAAGTAATGGGACAAAAGTGGGATAATAAGTATTGGGATACAAGAAGACAAAAAGTTTTGAATAAACATGCTCGAGAAAATAATGTTGTTTCTGGTAAAGCACAGACTGCTAATTATGCCGAAGGAAAAGGAACAATTCATGCGTTTGAAAATATGACGATTATGGATATTTTAAAAAAAGAGTTTATGAAAATTGGAGAAAAATTCAATTTTGCTTGTGCGGAGGGTAACAAATATATGGATGGTGGGAAAAAAAAGAATGGTATTGGTTGGCATGGTGATTCTGAAAGAAGAAGGGTTTTATCTATGAGATTGGGGTTAAACCCAAGCATGCCGTTTTATTATAGATGGAAATATAAGCATAAAGAAATTGGACAAATTATGAAATGGGATATTAATGCGGGCGATGTTATGGTTATGAGCGAATGGGCTGTTGGGACAGAATGGAAAAAAAGTAGTTTAGTAACTTTGGTTCATGCGACTGGTGCTAATAAGTATGTAAAACCGAAAAATAAATAAAAAATAAATAAATTAACATTGGAAAAGTAAAAAAGTCAAAAATACATGAACCATTGTAGCTATTTTCAATAATCTGCTCTTTGGTGTTATATCCGCGAATCCTATTGTAAAATGAACAATTGTAGTATAATAAAAAGTTTCAAATAGCGACGTGAAATTTTTTTTATCTTCTTCGTGTCCTGTGTGTGGTGCATAAAAATAAAATAGACATGTAAATATTATAATTAATAATAAATGAAAAGGTAAAAACAAATTTTGTTTTTTAAAACTAGATAATATATTTTTGATAGTAAACATTATACACTTACATGATAATATTTTTTGAATGAATATAAACAAAGTTTTTTAATATTATTAAATGTCTACTTACAAAACCTTTCATCAAAATACAATCAATAAAATGTTGCATGTTTTTTGTATCCCCATTATCATGGTTACAACATTAAATTTTTTTTCTTATTTAAATATCAGACTATCAAATAACAAGGGAAATAAATTAGGTTCAAAAATAATTCACGGATTTGATGAATATAATTTTGATAAGATTATTGCTTTATTATTTCCTGTTTATTATTTTATAAATTATTCTCTTGAAATAGGAATTTACATGTCTATTTTTATTCTTTTTCTTTACAATTTTGCTAAAATTTGGAGAAATAATGATATACAATGGTTAAAGCACAGTATTGTTTATTTTATGGCTGCTTGGGTAATACAATTTATCGGACACGCAATTGAAGGAAATCGACCGGCTTTCTTGACAAGTGTTAAAATGACCATATTTGAAGCACCATTATATACATTGAATTATATGGTTTCCTTTTCTAATGATATTTAAAAAGCATAAAATGATTATGTATGGATAATATATTAGTTATTATTGATCCGAAGCTGTAGAAAAGTTAAACCCAAGCCACATATTTACTGGTGTTTTGAGCCATTCTAGATAACATTCTTCGGTGCAAAAATAAAAACATTTGTCTTTTATTATTGCCTGTTTTATTTTTTTTTTATTTGATGTTTCTAAGCAACAACAGCAATTCCCACAGCAAATATCATTTTTGATTTTATTTTCTTTATCTGGATATTTCTCATTCAAACTCTCTATACTATTTGAACGACTTAGAGCAATTCCTTTTTCTCTGGTATTATACCAACATGTAATAGTCTCCCAAAAATTCATATATATTAAATATATTAAAAAGTATAAACCATAGTTTCATTAATGAATGGTTATAAACAGATTTTTGTTAAGATGCCTGTAGGGAACACATTAACATTTGATATTGATAATTCAACCACTGTTGGAGACTTAAAAAAATTCATATTCAGGCGCACAAATTTGCCTTCAACATGGCAACGATTCGTTTGTAATGGGAAAGCATTCGATAAAAATCATTTAAATTTAATATACGATCTTGATATCAAAAAGGAGTGTACCCTTCATGCCTTTTTGAGATTTCACGGGGTGGGCTGTAAATGTGAAACATGTCCTTCTAAAAATATTTTACTGCGAAGCGGCAAGAGGATTTAATTTTTTTTTATATAAATATTGGGGTGAACCATTATATGAGGTTGAGCCGTGACTGGTTGCCGCAGACCAAAGCAGTGAAACAAACTCGTCCAAATTAGCACTGGGTATGCTAAATACATTTTCAGGAACACCGTTCGTCCAAAATTTGTCTTGATATTTATTTACGAGATTGTAAACTATGCATATAAATTGGTTTGAATAGTCATCGCTACAATCAGTTAAAAGTTTCCATTTGACTAATTGACGCTGTATAGAACCACTAATTTCAGTTAAATTCGATAAATCATGTCCTATATTTTCTTTACCGTTTCGAAAGTCTCTATAAAACAATGACTTTCCAAACCACCAAGAACCAACCTCGAAACCGTTCACTTGGGAACCTGGTGTACTAATCAACATCGCTTTCAACAATGTGTGTGAAATTGTAGTCATTTTTTATTATTTATATATTATAATAAAAAATTAATTATGTTCAATTTTATAAAAAAGTCACTATTTTACGAGATACGTATGTTGTTGATGCGAATAAAATACCTCCCCATAACGTATCAAGTAATATTATAGGGACAGTCCAATTTTTAAACATTACAAACGATGTTGTTTCAAAAACACCGTATATTACCATTCCCAATAAAAAGGCATCGAATATTGATTTATTCTCTCTTATAATAAAATAATTTAGCCCACCAACTAAAAAAATATAACAGAACGCAGCGCTTAAATATGTCGCTGGACCCACCTTGATAGGACTCTTTTGAATATTTTTAATTAAATTTCCGTATGTTTTACCCATAGAGGTTAAATAAACACTGTCTAATGCTAACATGGTAATTCCAGATATTACTAAATTTTTCACATTCATTTATATTTTGATTAGAATAAAAAATTTAATCAATAGATATAAATATTAAAGACTAATATAAATAATAACTATAATGGAAAATTTAATATTGTATACAACAACTTTTCCAAAACAAAGAATCGGTAGACACCATGATGGAGGATATGTAATAATAAATTTACCAGGAGAATATGATTTATTTATATCCGGTGGTATAGCAAATGATATAAGTTTCGAGAAAGATTTATTAGGTTTATTTCCAAATATAATTTGTTATGCCTTTGATGGTACTATAAATTCTTTACCTCCTAATAATATTCCTAATCTAAAATTTGTAAGAAAAAATTTAGGAAACGGCATTGATGAACGAACTACTAATTTATCTGAATACATGAATAATTTCAATGATATATTTATGAAAATAGATATTGAGGGTCACGAATTTAGATTAATGCCGTCTATAATAAAAAATAATCTTATAAATAAAATTAAGCAACTAGTAATTGAAATTCATAGTCCAGCAGATATAGAGTTGTATCCTAATTATTTTAAAGGTTTGTCAGACATAAAAAATGAGCAAATGTTTAATGTATTGAATAAAATAAATGAAACACATACATTAGTCCATTTACATGCTAATAATGGTTGTAAAATGAATACTATAGACGGAATAAATATACCACACGTCTTTGAATTAACTTATATACGAAATGAATTTATTACAAAAAAAATAAGAAATGAAAATCAGTTACCTACACCTTTAGATATGCCTAATATACCAAGTAAAATAGACTATACATTAAAGGGGTTTCCATATTCAACTAATTAATATAATAAAGGTATTATTGTACCCCATCCTTCCGATAACCTATAAAATAAGTGTTATGACCCTGATAAATATTGAATTTTAGTTGAAGATAAATATTTTGAAAAAAAATGGAATATTCGATGGGTTTATTATATATATTACCAATCCATTTATCACGCGACCAAAATCCTTCGGCTCTCTTATTTATAATATTTATATGATCTTTAGTTATGAAGGGAGTTTTGCCAACATTAACAGTTAAGAAAAAGTAATTGTTATTGGGGGTACAATTCATTTAATAAAATTTTATATTCTTTAACCATTTTGTATTGCATCGCTTTAAAAGAAGTAATTACAATGCATATATTTTTAACATTTTTACCATCAAATGTTAGTATGTTTAATGGATTGGGATGGACTAGGATATGATAATTATTTATATTTGAAATATATTTTATTGTAATTTCATAATTAACATATTTTCTTTTTCATTTATATCTTTAAACTCAAAATTTTTCACCTTTGGATTATTGTTCAAAAATTCAACAATTTTTAAATGTCCAAATTTATTATGATATAAATCTTCATCCTTACCATAGTTAATCACATTTTTATCACTCATATCAGGTTTTATAAAAAAAATATGAATACATTCTTTTTTTGCTATTCTGATCATTTCTGTAAATAATGTTTCAAAATCAGGTTGATGTTCTACAATATGTCTAGCGAACACTATATCATAACTAGAATCAGCTGTATTTATTTTTCTAATATCTGTTTTTAGTATATTTAAATTTTTTTTTCTACCTAAATCCACAAAATATTCACAACTATCTGCCCCAGTATAATCAATGTTGATATTATTGTGTTTTAAACCTTCATATATCGTAGCATCTCCACAACCAACATCTAGTAAAGTTTTATAATCTTTATTTTTAAGATAATGATAAAAGTATATTTTACTTTCAGCTTGTGGATCACCTACCCAGTTTGTAAAGGTTGATATTGTATCATCAGAAATAAATTTATTCCAAAATGTTTGTGGTTGTATTCTTGACATATAAATAATATAAATAATATATTTTTATATATTTTAATTTATTAATCATATAAAATTTATAAATTGTCTAAAAATTTTAATAATATTTCATTTCTAGTTTTTATATTATAATTAATCCAATTTGTTCCAGCTCTCATATGTAAAAAAATAGTATTATCTTTAGTGTTCTCTAAAACTTCACAAAATGGAAAATCTTTTTTTAATATCGTTGTGTCTTGTAATATATATTTTCTTAAGTTAGAATCATTAATTAATGATAATGCTTCATTACTAAAATCTTTTTTTGAATCTGGTGCGGTACCCCATTGTTGTTTAGTGTTACCATATTCACTAAAAAGTTTATTTTTCCAATTTATAAAATCATTACTTTCCATTTCGTTAAAAAGGAAGTTAATGTTACCACCGCAATCGCATGCAACATTATCTATATTACAAGGTAGAAATGAAAAATACTTTAAAAATAAACTTTTATCAAATACAGCTGGTTTAAAAATTACGACATGATTTGTAATATATTTTATAGTATTATTTCTACCTTTTCGGTATTGGATTCTACCGGATAGTTTTTTATTTTCCATAAATTTGTGAATATCAAATGGTGTTAATAAGAATGCATCTGAATCGATTAAAAAAAATGTAGAATCTAAAGAATAATTTGAAAATAAAAGGCGATGTGCAAAGTCTATCGCCGTTCCCGCTCTTCCACTTGCAGCGCCATCGGACATGCCGCGAAATAATTCTCTTGGTAAATTAAATACTTTTATATTATGTTTCTTACATACATCTTGCAACATATTATTATTATTAATATCTTTTTGTGAGATAGCACTATTAGTCATTGTATTATTAAAAACTATATATTCAAATTTGTTTTTGATATATTTCTGTAATAATTTATATTGTGGTTCAATATATTGAGGTGTATTATAGCAAACAGTATATATATATAACATATACGTAATTTCAAATGTTAGTTTTAAATAATAATATTTAAAACTAATAAAGTATTTAAATTATAATGAATAAACTTTTTTTTACACAAAATCATCCAACAACTTGTGTTTTTATTCATTGTGTGAATCAAATATTATCAATACTGGGGCATAATCATAAATTTGATGAATTTTCTTATCCTGAAAATATATGTAATTTACCAGGTGAATGGCCACATACATCATATGATATTAAATATTGGAATTTTGAATATAAGAATAATAATATTAATAATAGTTGGTATATTAATCATATCAAAAATATTTATAATAATTATTGTTGCTAATAAATTAAACAGAAAACATAAGATTATTTATAATTTTTGATTTTTTAATATAACAAAGGAATTATTATGCCATATCCATCCGATAACTTATAAAATAAATGTTTGTTGTCGTTATAAATGTGGGTTAATATTACTTGATCAGTCCATATATTACCTTTGTCTATTAATTTATCTAAATATCGTTTATAAATTTCTACGAAATTATCAATTATATCATGGTGTAAAATATATGTTCCTGTAATGTAAGACATTTTATAATAATAGTTATTATCATTTGGGTTATAATGTGGACGATTTGTAAATATCAATTTGTCTTTTGGTAACCTGTTTAATTTATCTAAATTAGGAAATGGCGTTTTCGGTGGTGGATTATTTCGATAAGTACATATACCAGCATCAACCCACATAAAATGGGATGAACTAAAAGGGTTAAGTTTTGCAGCTTTTTGTATTAAAAAAACCTTTTCATTCCAAATTAAATTAAGTTCAATACTCGGACAGTGCGTTGGATGTGTAATCATTTTATCACGATATTGATATGTATAAAAATCATCTATATTACATTCTATATAATGCGTCGGTAAATCGCCTCTGTATTTTTTTATCATTTCAATAGTTTCTTTATCTCCGAAAAATACATATGGACAATTGATTTGTAGAGTGTTATGAAACCAATTATTAAATTTGTCACCATGTTTATTTTTGATTTCCCAATAACCGGATACACAAGTTAATGTTGATTCATTCATTATATTTAATATTTAGTTTTATTTAATATAGTTATTATTTATATTAAAGACTAATATAAATAATAACTATATGAAAAAAACTTGTTATTTTATTAGACACGGGCACGCAATGCACAATAAACTATTTTGGGATATTGGTAAAAGAGCATATAGAGAGTTCCGAGATACTAATTTGTTATACGATGGATACGAACAATGCGAAGATTTGCGTAATTCTTGGAAAAACCTCAAAAATGTGGAGTTGGTATGTGTATCCCCCTGTGTCCGAACGCTAGATACGGCACTTTTTACATTTAAAAATCACAATGTAAAATTAATAGCAAAAGATTTTTTAATTGAATACCCGTTAGGAGGTGATGAGATCTGTAACCAAAGAAAAAATATATCAGATTTGACTTATTTGTATCCTCAAATAGATTTTTCTGAAATAAAAGACGAGGTTTTGCCTTGGTCAAGTGAGAGGGAAACATATGAAAATTTAAACCTAAGAATTGAAAAAATGAAACAATGGATCAAAAAGAGACCGGAAACAACAATAGCCGTTGTTAGTCATAGCTCTTTTATAGGCATGTTTAAAGACAAAAAAATAGGGGATGAAAAAAATGAATTGAAACATTGTTTTCCCTATACTGTAAAAATTTAATATCGGACAAAGGGTTTTCAAAATAATATTAAGTAAAATTTAATATTATTTTTTATGTATACAGCTACTATAATTTTACTAATTATATGTTGTATTGTTGCTATTATTAGTGCTATATGGTTTAATTGTTGCATCCGTAATAATATACAGCAGAGAATTAATCGAACCATGGGTTCTTCTAGAAATAGTGATATTACTATAGCTGATAATTATTTATTTTCGCGGAATAACAGGGAAATTTTTGAAAAAAATGCAGATATAACTGTACCGCCTATAATACCTATTGTGCGAGGAGAAAAAGTTGATTTTGAATCAAAAGGAGTAGTTGTTATTGTAGCAGAATAAAAAAATTGAATGTTTTTATAGTTTGTGTTTATGGATGAAAAACACAAATCTTAATATTATTATGGATTCTTGGACAACAGAAAATCAATCATTTGATGTAAATATTGAAAAAAGATTAATTAGAGCCATGAAAGACAAAGGTGCTCGATTTTGTAAAATGAGCGACAATTCCGATATTGATAATGAAAATAGTACATGGTGGGAAGACTCTGCTACGGGCAGCGACGAAAACAATTCTTGTCGTAAATTAAGACAAGGTATAACAGTGACTACTGTTGATGGCGACTCTGTTACTGGGTATGTAACACACTGGGTTACAGGGCCTTGTAGTGGCACGAATGAGATAAATTGGTTTATTATTCAACCCGGTAAATACCCAACAAAATATATTTTAACCGATAATGTTGATTTATCCGTAGAAGATCTTTAAATATATCATCCCATACGCCTTATGCACATTATAAAATTTTTTTTCTAGTTTTTCTTCTTCTTTTAGTTTTTCTTCTTCTTTTAGTTTTTCTTTTTCTTTTCTTTTTTCGACGTTTTCGGGTTTTTCTATACCTTTTACCACCCACAACCACCGGAACAACTGTAGGATCCGAGACGAGACGAGAGTCTGCTACGCTATCTAGGTAATCTAAAATGTTTGTTGTGTAAGATTGTGGAACAAAATATTCTGCTCCTACTCTTAAATCTTGATAGGTTATATTTTCTTCGTTATTTAACTTAAAGTCTTGCAGCTTGGGTTCATTTCTTTCTTCAGGATTATAAGCGGTTATCCACGCATCATACTCTTCGGAATTTGGTTTTCTGACTACATCTTCAGCTCTGTAACAAATATTTACTGCTGCGTTCCTTCCTGGACCTTTCATCACGCATAACATCTTGTTACCTATTTTGCTTTTTAGAGTATCAGACTCATAAGACATAGTTTTTCCACCAGGTACTGATTTATGTGTTGTTTCTCCCCACCACTTCTCGAGCGTTCTCGAGGCGTGGCGACTTGTATTTTGGTATGTCCCCTCACTCTCCAGTTTTACGTAAGTAAATCTTTGCTCAAATAATATATTTTTTTGTTCTATATTTTCTGCCGCTGGTCGACCAGTATAAATTAGTACGGTATATGAATAAAATTTCATTACTCCTTTTTTTTTTGGTATATATGTGAAACCACAATCAATATTAATCGAAGGTTCAATGTTCCTTTCATATTGACAAACATTGCTATGGTTTCCTGCACCACCTTCATCTGTGATTTGAACAGAAATCCCATTAGTTCCTGAATTATGATAAACTATTCTACTACTATAATCGGCATGTACTCCAGCAACTGGTACTTTTTCGTCCAATAAATGCCTTAAATTACTAGCCAAAACATGGTTATTTTTCAAACTACATTGAGACATTAAATGTGTTAATTTGTTGGGCTTCCATATTTTCCAGGAGGCCGGCGAGGCAGCAATAGTTGTAATGTCTCCGGATGGTTGACCGCCCTTTCGATCTAAATATAGTAAATAATTAAATAATTGTCCATCAGCATCAGCAAATAAAAATGCCCCATCTTGAAAACAACTCTTCTCTCTCTTGTTCGCCACCACCACCTTATTGTCGTTGTCCCCCTGCAAATCGAATAAAATATCATAAATTGCTTCAACGATTTTTACCCCAGGATTTTTTTTTCTTTTTCCTTCTTCAGTCCCTTTTGTTTCACCTTTTGTTTCACCTTTTGTTTCACGATTCATCATTAAAATAACAACAGAAAAAAATTGAAATTTAAGGAATTAAAAACTTATATTCAATAAACACACGATGAAATCAGTATTTTCTAAATTTTTCAAACGCTCCAGCGCACAACAACATCTTGGTAGATGGAATACCATAGTGAATGAAAAAGAAACACGCAACGTCAATAATGTAATTGAAAAAAATATATATTGGGGAAACCACGACCATTGTGGTAGTGAAGTTTGTAAAACACCTACCGACAACAAAATATACGATAATAAAACACTTAAATTTTATTTAGATGACCCATATTGGCCTTTCATACTGTAAATTTATTTTATCAACGTTTTATAATATATGTTTAATATATTATGAAATGGCCCAATAAACTTAAAAAAAACACAAGGAAAAATACAGAGAGCTTCTCTTCAAATATTACCCGAAAAGGTATGAGCAAAATATCTCGCAGTAAAAAAAATATTAGTAAAACGTACTCATCTGTTGGGGATATGAAAAATATCACCGAAGAATTATTCAAAGAATCTTCCGAATTACTTAAAACTCTAATTTCACGGGAAAATCGCAACGAAGGTGATATTTTTTATGGGTTTAAAATAAATGATAATAAATTAATTTTATCGTCAGCTGCGTATTTATTGGCCAAATCTTATAAATTTTCAAAAGAAAAACATACTAATAATAACTTTATACAAAAAAAAAATTTGAAGGATGAAATAATTTTAGCACAATACGCAAATGGTATATATTCTAAAACGAAACCACCTGGATTAATTAAATTATTCAAAGAACAACATATAGTAGACAAAGAAAGTGGAAAAGGGACAAAACTCCTAATACCAGTTTATGGTATTTTTAAGAATGCTGAGACAAAATCTATTATTTTAGCAATTAGAGGTACAGCAACTCCCCAAGATGCCCTAATTGATGGACTGGCTACCACAAAATCCATTTTTTTAGATGGTAACAAGTATTACGCACATGCCGGCTTTCTGAAAGCATCGTCTTATATAGCAAATGAAACGGCGTCTCAATTAAAAGAATTATTAAACGAAAACCCGGGTTATACGTTGACTGTTACTGGTCATAGTTTGGGAGGTGCTACTGCTACTATAACGGGTATATTGCTTTTTGATAAACATTTTAATAGGAGTACACCAGTTAATATATGCGGGTTTGCTTCAGGGACGTCGTTTGCAGCGCAAGAAAATGGTAAGGCATTGGAACAATACTTAAAAGAATATCCCATATTAACAATTTCTACATTCGTATATGAAAACGACATTGTGCCACGTTTATCTGCTTTTGAAATGTTTACATTCTTAGCGACGTGTGTTTCCATTTGTAAACTTATATTTTTACAAAAAAATTTAACATTGTTTCCAAATTTCAAACTTTCCAAAGAGGATCGGGGTATATTTTTAAAAAAAAACCCCATTATTAGAAAAGCCATAGCGACCTCGAATTTTGTTGGAAAAGCTTATAGAAAGAAGTCGCATGTTACAAATATAATTAAAAATAAAGGAAAACAATTATTCGGAGGCGGGGATGATATAATCAAACTTTGTAATACAATTTACGAAAAAATACATTTGAATTTTGAAAAGAAATTTAAACAAAATGGAGAGTTTTATAAAATTTTTACTTCTCACCCTGGAGTTGTTTACCATATGAGCGACGGTAATATTACTAAGATAGACCCCTATATGCTTAAGGCAAAATTTAAAACAGAATCTCTCAAAAATCATTTAATGAATAATTATATCAATGCTCTCAATATTTCACCTGAATTTACACAAACGGGTGGGAAAAGAAAAAAAACTAGACGTAGAAAAACTAGAAAAACTAGAAAAACTAGAAGAAAAAGGAAATCTCGTCAAAGAAGAAAATACATTAAGTAGAATAAACTTTGTTTTTTATAATGAAAACTTATTTTCTGCACTCATCATAATGTTCGACAAACCATTTAACAGTTTGTGAAATGCCTGTTTCAATTACAGTAAAATCAAATTCATCAATATTTTCTAATAATTTTTTATTAGAACATGTTTTTTTATATTGTCCATCGGAAAAGGCAGTATCAAAAATTAATTCAAATTCATAATCAAATTCGCATGCTATTATACGAGCAACATTTTCTATTGTATTCTCGTCTTTTTCTGATATTGATAAAGCTACGTTTTCACGTTCAGTGTATTTTTCTACAGTCCACATCAGCAACTTGGCCAAATCAACCGAATAAATAAATTGTCTTAATGCTCTACCAGAACCTTTTACTACAAATGGTGTTTTATTCTTTTTTGCTAGATAACATTTGTGTATCAAAGCGGGTATAACATGTGCATCTTCTAAATGAAAATTGTCGTGTTTACCATAAATATTCGTTGGTATGACGCAAATAAAATTATCATTATATTGATCGCGATAAGCTCTACTTTGTATATCTAACATTCTTTTAGAATAAGCATATCCATAATTTGATTTATGCGGTGGTCCATTATGTAACATGGTTTCATCAATGGGATAGTTAACTTTATCTGGAAAAATACACGTGGATAAACAAGAGACACATTTTTTAACTTTGAATTCATGTGAGCACCTCAACACATTTGAGTTTATTAATAGATTTTTTTCCAACATTGTACTGGGATTAGCTAAATTTTTATAGAGTCCACCCACACAAGCGGCTAAATGTATAACGTAATCGGGTTTGTAATTTGAAAAAAACTGATATGTTTCATTATAATCTTCTAAATCACATTCCGAAGAAGACAAAAAATAAAACGTAAAGGTGCTATATTCCTTTGAAATTTCTTGCATTGCTTTGCCTACTAATCCCGAACCACCTGTTACTAGAATTTTCATTTTATAATAATAAAAAATAATTTTTATATATTTATTATTATAATGTTATCAACTTGCGTTTTAAGGTTTTTCTTATAAATTTTTTTTTTAATCTTATTTTAACTTTCCGGGTTTTGTGTTTCCTTTTTTTAATAGGTTTTTTTTGTTTAACGCCCGTTGAGTTAACATTTTTATCATATTCCTGAGTTACTAAAGAAAAATCTTTTAATTCTTCAATATTCATTTTCCAAAAAGGTTTTGGCGGTGTAGGTATTTCCAATTTTTCCATTATATTAATTAATATTTTTTAATCGATATATTTATACGATTATTGCGTGACTAAGGCATCTTTCATGGAAACATCACTTGAAATGATTTTTTTAATGTTTTCAATGTTTTTCTCTCTTCTTTTCTTTGTTTCACCCCCCATCATATTACTCACCAATTGATTCCATTCCATATACTGCTCTTCGTGTTCTAAAAAATCTGGATGATGTTTTTCCCATTCTTTGATTTGTAATATTTGTTGTTTACCTATACTTTCTATACCTTTATTCATTTTTTCATGGGTTATATCCTTTTCCCATTTATCCTCATCTTTTACGTAAAACTGCAGACGTTTTTTATCAGAGCAATGAATCGGTCTTTCAGTAGCTTTTAAATCTGTTAAATTTTTCTGAAATATATTACTTATGCCTTTTACATATCCATGTTCATTCGTATATTCTAGATCCTCAAGAGAGATTTTGATATTTTTCACAAAATCTGTTAAATTCATAGCATCCGTACATTTTTTATTTAAAAAGATATTTATAGAAACATTGTTATTATTGTTGTTCCCCAATTTTGGAATCATCTCATTTTGTGATTCAATAAGTTTTTCAAGAATATTCCCCTGATTGGCCATTGTTTGCGCCATTAGCTTGATACTTTCCGATAAACCAGAGTTATATTGGTTATTCGCAGCATTTATGGTTTGGCGATTTTGAGCATTAATATTCAACACTCCGTTTTCCACACCAATATAACATTTTTTCTTGTGTCTGGATAACCCGCTCTTAAATTTATATATTTTTCCACATGTTTCGCATACATTATTCAACAAATTATGAGAATGAGTTATCATCGAGTTACCATTTTTATGCTTTGTAGTGGAAATATGTTTTTTCCAATCGTATTTGTTTGTAGTGTGATAGTCACACTTTTTACAACTAAATTTTTTGGCGACTTTTTGCGACATTTTGTTATCCTATATAATGGTAACAAAAAAATCGCCTAAATCCTTTTTTTTATTGATGTTTAGTGCCTTTTTTTAAGCGATGTAGTGGGTAAAAATAATTTATACTCCAAAATTTTCACTACACTCTGTAGTAAAGCGCAAAACAAAACAAAAGTAAAATAATAAACTGTTTCGTTTTTTTCGATTTTGGACATTTTAAAATGTCCAAAATCGATTTTTTCTAGAAAGTTTATTATTTTTCTTTTGTTTTGTTTTGCCGATTTCAGTTCTTTTTTTTCTGTTAAATTTAGGAAATTGCGTTTAATAATTTATAAATATTTACATATTGTTTTTATATGGACTCAATAGTTTTGAATTTTTTAAAAAAATGCAATTTACAATTAGACAACGCCGACCAATTACAAGGTCTTATGATACCACGCAGTATGTTGTTGTCTGAAGATGTATATAATTCTATAAAATCCGAAATTATAGAATTAAAAAAAAAATTTAGCTCGTCATCACTTACAGCCCTGCAAAAAGGCGCATCAAAAGACCAAAAATGGCCCCTGCTTAATTTAGTTAGACAGATATTGAAAGCATGCGACTATCAAATGAAACCCATTAGAAAAAGCGCTGGGTATACAAAGGATGGTAAAAAAATATATTGTAGGTATTTTATCATAACAAAATTTAAAAAAATACCGATTAAAACAGATATCCTAGATAACAAAACGTCTATTGACTAAACCCTTCAGCATTGATACCGGGTTTGACTTCCGCGGTTTTATCAACCTTTCCATATTCACTTTTCCAAAACTGTCCCCATTTTTGCTGTGATATAACATTTTTCACTTCGTTTTTAATTTTTTCATCGTCTGCTTTCACCTCATTTTCAGTTTCAAATCCGACAACATTATCTACAGTAGCCGACAACGTATCGGTAATATCCAATACCGATGTCGTAACAACATCGTCATCGTTCATATTTGTGTATCCTAGATAAGCCAACGCGGCTCCTAAAGCACTAGCTCCTACAGCAATACCAATAGTTTTCGAATCCATTTGTTAAATATACAAATAATTCCTTTAAGTTTTAATAAAATGTGAACCATATATATATATATATGAGTTCCGAAAGAAGAAAAAGACTACGTAGGTCCCGTAAAAGAACCCGTAAAAGAACCCGTAAAAGAGCTCGCTCAAAAACTCGTCGACGAAGACATGGTGGTGGTAAACAAAGAAGACGTGTTAAAACCCGCAGAAGAATGAAAAGAGGAGGTGGATGAGGCTCAAACAACCTTTTATAAATATTAAGCACTACTATTAACTTTTATCATATGACGAATTCTCATTCAAATTTAATTTTGAGAAATCCGAAATAAAAGCTGATACAGTGTATTAATGTTCGTTTGATATATTTTAAATTATTAAAAATATAAAATATATGGAAGCAGTATGTGTTATTACAAATGGAAGCATTGACGGATACATTGAATTTAAAAAAAGTAAAAACAATAAAACATTAATAAATATTTGTTTAGACAATGTACCACCCGGTGAACACGGGTTTCACATACATAGAACGGGTGATTTAAGAGAAGGGTGTGGTAGTTTATGCGCTCATTATAATCCACATAAATGTGAACACGGTGGTCGTTTTAGTAAAAACCGTCATGTGGGAGATTTGGGCAATATTACAGCAGACAAAAGTGGTCGTGTCAGAAAAAAGATGTATGATTCTTTGGTTAAATTAAACGGAAAACACAATATTATCGGTCGCAGTGTGGTAATACATGCGAAGAGAGATGATTTAGGTTTAGGAGGAGACGAAGAAAGCTTAATTACAGGAAATGCCGGAAAACGAATAGGTTGCGGTGTTATTGGGTTGTGTGGGAAATGTTAATATTAAATAGGGGTTACCTTTGCTGAACGGGGGTTTTTTTCTTCATCTTTGATACTAGATCTGAGTATACAAGCCAAAAATGCGATAGCAAATAAATACAAAGATATTTCTCCAAATTTGTTATCTGTATTTCCCATATCAATATAAACTAAATACAAAATTCCCAAAATAACAGAGCTTAATAACAGTGATAGTGAAATACATAATGATACATTAATAGAGTTGCACTTCATAATGGTATAATTATAATTATAAAATAAGTATTATAATTATTCAATTTAATAAAAAAAAAATTTTCGGATTTGTAGTATATGGCTACAATTCGTCATTAAATTTCTGTTAATTTTTTGAACTGATTTTATCGATTATCATTTGTTTGATTTTTTCTCCTCGTTGGGTTGATTTCCCAATCCGATTATGCGGTCCGCTGAGGTATTCTCAGTATCGGGCATGTAGTTGATGTATTTTACTAGTCTTGGTTTGGTATTTTTACAGGACGAATTTCCGTGAATTACACCACAGTTCCACAATATCAGTCGCCCTAGTTTCGTTGGGATATCAACCCTTTTTAATCCAAGATTTTCGAGCACTTCAATTGGGACTCGTTGGGGGGCGCGTTTGACACCGGGCCAGTCAATCGCTTCACCAATTTCATCGTATTTCAAATGGGACCCCTCATACCCATACCAACCAGATTCACTGTTTGATAAACCTAAAACCGACTGTATTCTCATACTAATCCCTCCATCCGAATAGGGTGCCTTAGTTTGACCATTGCAATTTTCACCATATTCTTTCGAATAGGGTGCTTTGCAAACTGGGTCGTCGGCGTCTTTCAAGGGGGCACCATTTTCTTTGACGTCTCTACAGTAGGACATATCTGCGTGAGCAACCATGTCTTTTGAACTTTTATGAGGTAGCTTAAGACCAAATCGGGTTAGGTGTCTTTTAACCGGATGTCTGTATAAAGCATTGTAAAGTTGTCTGAGTCTTTCCATATATTCAATTAGTTTTGAATCGTAATAAACCTCTTTTTGCGAGGTCGCCCGACCCATTCCGCAATTCATAGCGTTTGCTGGATTTCGACAGTTAATATATTCGTTACCTGCTTTGGAAATATCGCCATACATCGCTTTGAACATTGGAGAATCTCTAGGTTGTTGGAAGTATGGGTTTTCCGTCATCGTTTTATTGATGTCGATTTCAATATCTTCGCGTGCGATGCCTCTATCAGTGAAGTATTTATAGTAGTAATTGAGGCAAATATCTTGCATTTCTAGCATTTCAGCCTCGGTAAAATAGCCTAGTTCGATTAGATCAAAATGGGCATATCCTTTCTCTTTAAGACTTTTGACTTGTTCGAAAATTAATTCTCGGAGTTCTTTATGTTCTGACATATTTGGAATTGTTTACTTGTTTTACAAAAAAAGCAAAAAGTATTTCAATTTTTTTGATTTTGGGTTTAATTTTTCATATATATCGTATATGGAACCAAATATAAACCTATGATCAATGCTACTATATTGAAATCAAAAGATTTTTGATTTAATAATGATGAAACAACAACGCCAAATAATACCAATATACTATCTCCCCAAAGAGCATCTAATTTAGCATATCTCGCCCAGTTCTTAAACATATCAAGCATGTGGTTTTGATTTTTTGGGATGAGAGAAAACATCAAATAAAATGCAAAATCAAAAACAAGCTGCACGGCGACAGACAACGCGCCAAATTCAAATAAATTTAGTTTCCATTTTTGAGAGTATGCTATGTATCTAGCAAGCAACAGGTATAATACTCCAATTATAATATCAGCTAACATAGCAGATAATCTGTATTTCTTATACCAATGAGTTAGAATTTTCCATGATTGTGCTTTATATCCTAAAATACCACTAAATGTAATAAAAACAATCAATAAATCAGCATACAAATTTGAAGTAATTATTGGTATGTATTCAAAACGATTTTTGTAATTAACCAACGGTTTCAAATCTGTGGTTTTAGATATTACGAATGTTAAAATAAAAGATAAAATCAATATTACCAGTCCTTGCATATATTATATACAATTATAATATATGCAACTACCAACATTTTTATTTACATAGTCGCAAGATTTTCAAAATGATTTGCCATTGGTTCCATAACAGCACGGGTCATATTTTCATAATCACCTAATTGTGATGTATAAGGTAGTGCCGTATCACTAGGAAACCAAGGGTCGGGGACGCCATCAGATCTCATAACAGTCCAATTATCAGGTTTGATATCATATCCCAAATGATCGGCTGCATCATTCATCAAACTTTCTTCCATGAATATAACTAAATCAGAATTACCTACAATATCTTTAGTCACCCTTTGTGATTTATGATTTGTTTGGCAAGTCTTACCACCACAAGCAAATACCTGTGCTGCGGGAGTCATTGGTGATCCCTCATCCGCATAAATCCTAACACCTGCTGAATTAACTTCGACAGATTTTCCGAATGTTTTTCGTATTAAATCTTCTGAAAAAGCAGATCTACATGTATTTCCTGCGCAAACAAACGTAACCTTAGGTGGTCTATCATGTTTATTAGTAAAAGTTTGTATGTTTTTTTCCATACCTTCTTTAACATCATCAGGTATTTCTTTAATTAATTCTACAAGTTCAGGGCGAGTAACAGGTCCGTACTCAGTTGATAAACTATAGTCTGAACTCACTGGTGAAAAAGATGAATTGTCTATATTGCTATAATCGGTAAAACCAGTATTATAAGACATAGACCCATCATAATCTGTGGTAGAAAAATTATCAGTAGTAGCAAGTTGAGTGCTAGGCATTGTTGTATCGATGCCATTAACAGATGGAATATAACTAGAATTGGAACGTCTGGTAGTCGTGGCGTTTGCAAGACCAACCGGTGTTAATCCTGTTGCCAAAGCGCCCGCAAATGCTTTACCAAAAATACCACCTACACCTCCCTTTTTTCTACGAGTTTTTCTACGAGTTTTTCTTTTTCTACGAGTTTTTCTTTTTCTACGAGTTTTTCTTTTTCTACGAGTTTTTCTTTTTCTACGAGTTTTTCTTTTTCTCATAATTATATATTATATAAAGATATAATTTTACACTTCGCCTTTAATCTTCATCGCTAGAACATAAATAATATTCCAAATAGATTTAGACAAAAAAAAATAAATAATATATGAATAATATTACTTATTTTTGGGGACAAGAAGATACTAGCGTCCACTTTTGCGAATCAAAATATACGCATGTTAGCTGGATAGCAGAATTTTATAATACGATAAGTTGTTTGTTTTATATTTTAGCGGGACTTGTATTATGGAAATTCCAACACCAAAAAAAAATAGGAATTTCCGTAATATTGGTAGGCATTGGTTCAATAATGCTCCACATGACTTTGCGTTACTATGGACAATGGATCGATGAAATATCAATGTTAATAACAAGTTTTTTTGGTTTGCAGCAAATCAAAAAAAACCTATCAAAAATGTATTTGATACCAATAGTAGTATTGTATTATTATTTTCATTCTTATTTCTTTTATTTTTTGGTAGTTTTTGCCGGGTCGCAGTTATATTTAACATATAAAAGTTTAAAATTAATAAGGCAACGAAATTTTGGATTGAAGAAGAAAATAATGTTAGTATTGTATATTAATTGTTTTGCCCTGGGATTAATATGTTGGTTAGCCGATCAACTTTATTGCGAAGAGTTTAAACACTTATATATGCATGCTTGGTGGCATTTTTTTACGGCATTATCAGCTTTTTTTGGATTTATGGGGTTTAGCAACTTAAGCTTTTAAAAAATTGATTCAAATTAAATGCTTAATTAATATTAAAGAAACCAATATGTCTTCTGAATTTACATCAATTTCAACCGAAGGTATTAATTATAAACCAAAAAAAATTAAGATTAAGAAGAAAAATCTTAAGATTAAGATTAAAGAGAAATTAGTATCTAATATAGAAATTGATTATAATTCTGAAACTTATAACTTAGAAAATTCAAATGACACTAAATTAGTTGTTAAGAAAATACACACCGATTATCAAACTGAGCCACTCTCAGAAAAAAAACCTATAATAAATTTTACCTATAATAATATTTCCATCAAATCAAACAATATTCATCACATGTATGTAATCCTGCAATATATATTTGATAAAAAAACATTAATTGAATTATCTAAACATGAATGGGATTATAGTAAATGGAAGGTACAAATAACTTCTGACAAAAAATTACCAGATTGGGCAAATATACTTAATTGCTTATTAAATCTTGAAGAATTTAATAAACCTTTTGAAATTAAAAATTTAGAAGAAAATGTTAAATTAAATGATAAAAGAGGTTGGGGAGGAGAACGGCCGCGTGAGGTATATTACAAATTAGGGTTTCCTTTATACACTCCAAAGACAAAGAAAAGTTTGAAAAACAGTGAAAGATTATTTGAATGCCCCTTTCCTATATGTCGTATTAATCCTAAAAGAAAAGCAATAGTATCAGATACATCTACATCTACAGAAAAAAAATGTTTTACATGCGGCTGCAAGGAAGGTGATACTAACATCTTTGGGAATCTTTGTAATTTTGAAAAGGGGCATTTTGATCCACATATAAATGGAGGCAATGAGACGGCGGGAAATCAGTGTAAACAGTGTAACTCTTTTTACAAAGATAAAATATCTTGGGATCCCAAAACCGGAAAACCCACTTTTAATTCATATGCAATTTTACGAGATGCTCCAACGAAAGAAATTATTAAACATTTAATCCGTCTTGGTTTCACACCAGAGGATCTTCGATAAACCCTTGACGGCAAAGTTCGTCGTGAATACTCCTTATTATTATTGGAGAAACAGCATTCCCTATCTGTCTATAGTTAACACTTTTTTTATGATGGAATATATAGTTTTCAGGAAATCCCATAATTTTGAAACATTCCGTTGGTATTAATTTTCTAACACCAACTCCATCATATATATAATATCTTCCAGAACTTTCACTAGAACTTAAAGTAGGATTTACACCATCGGCATGATATATTCTATTGGGTTGTTTATGCACTCTTGATAAGTGTTCTGTATTTGGCAACGCTCCTTTTCCTCTAAGTTTACCTTTTATATAACCACAAAATATTAAACCGGATTTTTGAGTTTTTAACTTATCAGTTTCAAGTATTACATATCTATCTTCTTCTAAGTATTCTGTATTACTAAAATCAATAATATCTTTTAATCTTTTTTTTATATTAATACTCTTTAATTTAGTTAAATCAAAAGACCTATTATTATATTTAGTTTTATTTATACAAACAATATAAACTCTTTCTCTATTTTGAGCCAATCCAAAATTAGAAGTATTTAATAAAGAGAATGAAACATTATAGTTTATTTTTTCTAAATCAGATACAATTTTTTTAATTACTTCTCCTTTATTCATTACAAGTAAATTTTTAACATTCTCCAGTAATACTATTCTTGGTTGTTTTTCTAAAACAATATTTATAATTTTATCATAAACTTTACTTCTATCGTCTTTCATTCCTTTCTTTAAACCAGCTGAACTAAATGGTTGGCAAGGAAATCCTGCACATAAAATATCAAAATCGCAAAGTTCATCTACATTTAATTCAAATATATCTTCTTTACATTTAATATTGAAATTTGTTTCATAACTTTCTCTGCACCATTTATTAATATCACACGCTAATACACATTTATGTTTTTTTAAACCAAAGTGAAATCCACCAATACCAGAACATAAATCAATAAATTTTAATTTATTATCAACAATTTTAAGCTTTTTCTTCTTAATTTTAAGCTTTTTCTTCTTAATCTTAAATTTTTTAGGTTCTTGTGGTTGATGTGCCATAGTGTCTGTATTTACAATTACTTCTTCTTCATTTTCAACAATCAATTTTTTATTATTTAATTCTTTTATTTTTTCTTCAACTGCTTTATCTACAAGAGCCTTAATTTTATCAGCATTATTTTCACAAGGCGTTTTGCGTCTATTATGGGAATCATAGTGAGATTTTTGAGAAAATCCTTTTCCACAACGTTCGCATGAATATTTAACCATTTTCGTTATATATTGTTAATATATTTCATTTTTTAAATCAATTTTATAAATTAACTTAAATTAACATTTTTTGTTAATTATCCCTAAATATTAGAAAGTCGGCGTTTTAAATGTTCAAAGGTGTAAAAAAGCTTTTAAAAAGCTTTTATTAAAATATTTTATTAAATTAAATGTGGCAGTTTTTATGTGGATTTGGAGCGGGTGTTTACGCAGGAACTTTTTATAATTGCAAACCTTGTTTAAAAACGATTAGTACATTTATAAAAGAAAATATGCCGGAAAAAGATACAAAGGAAAATAATTCAGAAAAAAAAAAATAAAAATAAAAATTTATTAAACAATAAATTTTTATTAAACGTATGCTTATGATTTACTTGGTAATAGAATATTTACCATCTAAATTAGTGGAATATTTAGCAATTACTTTAGGATTTTCAATATTTTCGTGGATATCTTGTGGATCATAAATATTACCACCATCGTCTAGGTGATAAATAATGCCTTCTATTTCTTGTGCGAAAACGCTGACTTTTTTAAATTTGCTTTCAATGGGTTTATCACTATTAATAACGCCATGTGGTCTACCTTTCAAATGTGTCCCACAAAATTCTAAATTATCTTTCCGTCTTCTGGTACATTGAATACCTTCAGCTTTAAGAGCACAGCATCTATCGTGCCATGGAACGCTATTTTTCACCCTTTTTCGTTTAAGAAAATCATCTTTTGTAATTTCAAATTTGCTATAATCATAAACGAATTGAAGTAACTTATTATTATTATCAGGAGACAAATTAAGTTTTTCCATTTCTTCCTTTATATCATTTTTAAAGTTATTGAAGAATATATCAGTTTTAGCTTGTAGTCTTTTTTGCATGATTTTATATTGAATGAAATATGATGAATATTTAAATTCAATTTATTTTTTATAAAACATTGAAAAATTCCCCGTAGTATTTGGCAAGGCAAGGAAAAAAAATGCTAAAACATTAAACCATAATTGATAAGGTAAAAATGCTGCTTTAGGCAAGCGCGGCATAAATCTGGGTAATAATGAAAAAAACGAGTTAGCGATAACTAATATAGCGATCAATGTAATGACTTTCTTCATATAAAATTAGTATAGATTATTCTATTCTATATTCTTTGCTAAAAGGATTCCATTTTTTTAATGTTTTCATGTCTAATAAATGCATGGACAATGGTGTTTTTTGCAGAAAAGATTTGATTTGATAATGCGGGAGATGTGAAAAATATTTTTTATTTTGCTTAATAGTTCCTACTGTGAAAGAATCAAAATTATTTTTCCATTCATTTGTATGTTTTTTGAATTCTGCTATATTTTTCCCCGTATTAATTAAACTGTCGTTATTTATAGTGAAAAGAGCGAATCTAACAATACCACCTTGTGTATATTTACCTTTTGTATCTGCGATAGTTTTATTATTTAACTCTATTTTTTCAAATTTTTCAGACCAACCTCCTTGTCGTATACTGTAATTAAAAGAACCAAAAATCTTGTGGTAATATGAATCTTGTAAAGTGTCTATCGATAAAACAATAGAAGGTAGTGCGTTTTTGTATCCACCGCTATACGCCACAATAGGGATATCTAGTTGATCACCGTTTTTGTCTCTGATAAAAATTAGAATAGGGTTTGTATAAAATAATTGATATACAGATTTATGTATATCATAAGTAATAATTTTTCGGTGATTACATATTTCGTCAATGAGTGTCCACCATAATTCAACATTTGAATCTAAATATTTAATGCTTGTATTTTTGTATTTTTTATCGGATATTTTATAAAAAACATAAATATTGTTATTTCTCTCTAAAAACCCTTCGGGTGTGATTTTTTGATTTGTTAATTTACTAGTCAGTTCGTTGGCTTGAGACAATATAGTTTTACCTTTAATATTTTTAACAAATGGAAAGACACATTTATTTTTTGAATCGCGTTGTTTTTCGTTTTGTGGATATTTAAATAAAAGATATTCTAAATATGGATAATTGGTAAAATAATTATTTTTATTAGTATTTATCCTATAAATACAAACTGCTATATTTTTAACAGTATCACTAATATTCTTAAAACTAGTGTTAAGTATATTAGCAATTGGGTAAGAAACTGTTGAATTTTTATTAGTAATTTTGTTTAATGGTTCTTGTATTATAATGGTCTGTGGATTTTGCGTATTGGATATTGATTTATCAATATTTATTATTTTTTTGCTAGAGGTTTTTTTACTGTTTGTAAATTTTGATTTAACATTCATTATATATAAAGCTTTAAAAAAAAGCTTTACAAAAACGTGAAGTGTCGGTTTTTTTTCGTTTTTGGTAAAGTTTTTAAAGCTTATTTTTTTTGTTTTCTTCTGATATTTTCTTTTACGGTTTCTTCTCGATTGTCCAAAATATAAGTCCCGAGTTGTTTAGCTTTTGCGGGGTCAGCGTCAAAAAATTTAGCGAGAATGCTGTTAAGGTATTTTTTAGAAATGGATTTCTTAATTTTTTGTTGTGAATAAATAAGTTTTCCATTTCCTGTATTAATTTCTCCTATATCATTTGTTTTCATTACGTCTACTAAAGTATTTGTAACTTGTTTTTTTTCTTGCTTTAATTGTCGAATTTGTTTTTGTAAATTTTTAATTTTTTCATCAAACCCAATCCATGTTCTTATTTCTTGTATAAGTTGGTCTTTTTCATTGTCGTGCATATAATATAAATTGTGTAAAATTTTTATATTATATTTCTTATAATTTAAATAGTAACAACAACTCCATCATTATAAATCAACTAATATATTTTGATCTACAATAATACAATTAACTTTCTTAATGTGGCGACGACATAAATGGTGTTTGTTACCATTAATATCTTTGGGTTTAATATTAGCATTACATGTTTCTCCTTTCCTTTTTCCACTTTTCAATATACAAGTACATTTTTTCTTCCAAACGGACGATTTGTTTTTTTCCACTACTTTCAAATGTTTTGGACACATGGAAAAGCAGCAGGCAATGTTGCATGATTCACCCTTTCTTTTACCACTTTTCATAATATGATTACATTTATTAGGTTTGAAAGATAGTTTTACAGGCCAGTTCACATATTTAACTTTATCATATCCTTGTTTCCAAGGAAGTAAACCATCCTGAACTTCTCTACAATAAGGACATTTAATTTGTTTGGTTTTTAGTTTAGTGGTTTCCAATTGATTATTTTTTTTTTGATGTTTAATTTCTTGAAAAATTTGTTGATAATTGAATGTGTGTTTACAATTCAACGCGACGTGATTAGGTTCTAATGTATCGCCACTAATTAAACAACAATTATCACCATTGCCCCCATTATCATCTTCGCATAATAATTCCATTAGTTTTTTGTTAAAATTTATAGTTGAAATTGCTACATTGGTTTCGTTCCATGTATCGTTACACTGCATTGATATTAAATAAACTTTAGTCTTTATATATATTATACAAATGTTAGAGACATGGTCTCACCCAACTTGGCTATTTTTCCATAGTTTAGCGGAAAAAATAAATGAGGATTTTCTAAAAAAAAACACATTGGACGTATTAAACATGATTAAAAATATATGTGTTAATTTACCATGTCCAACATGTAGCGAACACGCTAAAAATTATATGAAACATATTACCCCCGGTCATATTAACAGTAGAGATAAAATCAGGTTGATGTTTTTTAATTTTCACAATTCAGTAAATGCTCGAACGGGTAAACAAATATTTAGCGCTGGTGGCTTGAAAAAATATAAATTTGGTAGGTTTGATATCATATACGTTCATTTTATAACGTCATTTACAAAAAAATTTAACAGCACGTTATTGGCTGGAAGATTTTCTAGAAATTCAAAAAGGAAACAATTGGGAATCAATCTAAATACGTGGTTTAAAAAGTATTGGGGATTTTTCAACTAAGCTTTTTTAGAAAAGCTTTACCAAAAACGAACGCTCAAACGTTTGGTAAAGCTTTTCAAAGCTTTTTAGAAAAGCTTTACCAAAAACGAACGCTCAAACGTTTGGTAAAGCTTTTCAAAGCTTAACCAAAACGACGCTTCATGTTTGGTAAAGCTTTTCAAAGCTTATTTTTTAGTTTTGGAACATACGAATTTTTTATTATTCATGGTACACTTTTGACTGCTAGAAGATGCGTTGTTAAAATATGTTAAATCAAGAGGTGGTGAAGAACTATTTTCTAAAGAATAAATACACACATACCATAATAATCCGCATATTATACCTCCTATATATCCTAAAAACAAATCGATATTGCTAGCGCATAAAAGTGGCGCAGATGTTCTTAAATAAGCGCTAGCGATGGTCATTGCTATTAAAAACCCAAACAATATCCAATTATGTTGTGAATTTATAAACATACCAACAGTCAAGTATATGATTGAATAAGCAAAAAACAGCGCATGTGGTTCCGGACTACTATAAAAGGTACCCCACCCTCCTTTGTCTTTTTCAATAATATTACAAGCGGGGTCAAACATCCTTGTTCCATCTGTGAGTATTTTATCTCCCAATACAGCTCCATTTATAAACCCAGGAACTCTATTTGGAAATGAAGATGAAAATGCCCTTCCTAAAAGGGTGGTCAGAAGCGCACCCAATATATAAAGTGGTCCTTTCCAGCTAGGGTTTAAAAATGCTCCCCATAGAGCTCCTCCCATAATAATCATGGGAGCCATTAACACATAAAATCTTATTGTGGTTGGAATACTCGATAACAAAGCCATATATATATATTAAACGAAAAAATATATCTATATGAAAACCAAATTCAGAACTTCGGCAATATCAACAACTTCATGAAACGTTATATTTTCAAATAATGATTTATCTTCATGTTTTTCCATAAAGAGTGTAAAGTCTTTGTGATTTTCTTTTGGATAAATAAATTCAGTTACACCTGCTTGAATACCCCCTAAAATTTTTAAATTAAGTCCACCAATGGCTGTGACTCGTCCCTGTAAATTTATCTCTCCAGTAATGGCGATGTTATTCTTTATTTTTTTAGAATTAAATAGACTATAAATAACTGTTGTGATCGCTGTTCCCGCCGAAGGACCGTCTTTCGGCGTAGCACCTTCTGGACAATGAACATGTATTCCCTGCATTTTATTTTTTTTGAATCTTTTGCATAATGTATTATGCTTTGTCTTAGACAACTTCCAAGCAAGTGTTTTAGCAACAGACATCGATTCTTTCATAACATCGCCTTGTAGTCCAGTCAACTTCAAATCCAATGGATTATTCGCCAAAGACCAACATGCTTCAATTGGTATAATACCACCCTTTCCTAAAGAGTTAGCCCATAAGCCATTAATAATCCCCACAGCAGGTTTGGGGTGCACAAGTTTTGGTATGATCTCGTGTCTATTTTTTAAAAATTTATTACAAATCTCATCTTTTGTGATTACTATAGGTATAATTTCAGTGGAGCGTTTTTTTGTGAGAATCTCTAAATTAATTTCCCTAATAATTTCAGTTAATATTTCTTTTAATTTTCTTACACCAGCTTCATATGTATAATTTTTAATGATGTATTGAATAACGTCATCGGGAAATTTAATTGTATCAATCAATTGTATTTTTTTGTAAATTTCAGGTAATAAATATTTGTTAGTTATTGTTAGTTTATCTTTTACAGATAAACTATCGAATTTCACTCTATGAATTCTATCCAATAGAATGCGGTCTATTAATTGAGCGTCATTGTATGAAAATATAAACAATGCCTTACTTAAATCCAAATCAACACCACTGAAATATTTATCTTGAAATGCTTCGTTTTGTGTCCCGTCAACTAAATGTGTTAATATACCTATTAATTCTTTACCATGTTCAGATTTGCTGACTTTATCGAGTTCGTCAATAAATATAATGGGATTCATGCATTTAGTTTCCATGAGTATATCAACAATCCTACCCCATGTTGAACCAACGTATGTATAATTATGTCCTTGTAATGTGCTTCCATTACTAGAACCGCCTATTGCGATAAATGAGAAAGGTCTGTATTTACCATCGGAATCCTGGAGGCATTGGGCCAATCCTTTTTTGGCCAAGGATGTTTTTCCAACTCCAGGTGGGCCTTCAAAACCAAAACAATAACCACTTTGTTCACCGTTCATCCACTCACCAATAATCCTTTCAATCTGTCTTTTAGCATTATCGTGTCCGTGTACAGCGTTTTGTAGATTGTCGTTAATAGTAGTCATTGTGTTATTAACGGAAGTCCAAGATTTTTCTATATCATTTAATTTTTGTAGTATAAAATGCTCGGAATCATTTTTAAATATTTGGGGAAAACGTTTTTGAAGTTCTTTTATAATTGCGTTATTGTTTTTGTGTGTTTCGAGAAACTTTTTTATAGTATCCCTCATATAAGCATTTTTTTTTCCAGAATGGCATAATTTTTTAATAGACATGCGCTTGGCAAATCCGTTTATGAAACATATATTTGCTATTAAAGTATCCCTCTTGCCTTTGCAAAAATTCATTTCTATGTTTTTAATAATTTTGCCTTGTATTTGCGGAAGCATTGTTGTTTTAATGTAGCTACAATAGTTAGCAACTTCAAGACTACTGTATTTTTCTTTATTGGGAATTTTCGAACTAGTAGTAAACGAATTATCGTGAATATAAGCAATTAATTCTAGAAACAACACATGAATTTCTTTCATGTTGGAGAGAATTGGTTCCGATTTAAAAATACCAAATGGTATTTTCAACAATCCGTCCAAATATTGTTTTGCTTTTGACCCAGAATCTTCTGATTTGGCCTTCACTTCCTTTAATTTTATCATAGCTTTCTCCTTTACTTTATCGGGTGCTTTCATTAAACAAATCTGTTGTTCTATGGGTATTCTACTAGTATCGTAGTTGGAAAGACTTTGTGTATATTTTATCGTGGATTGCATTGCTTCGCGGAAATATTTTTTTACTTCCCATGGCAAACTATCAAACAATATTGTTTGCTCTGTGGTATCGATGTTTTTATCATTGTTTTCACCTGATAATAAATCATATAAAAGATAAGCTAGATACTGAAATTCATGGTCATTGTATTTTATAAGCAATTGTATTAATGTCTTCCTTTGTGCGTATAATGGGTCATTAACAAACTCGCTAACATTTTGTGATATAGGCTTTTGCTTTAATAGAGAAATTTGACTCATGTAACCAGTATATTTTTGGTATAATTCTTTATTGTTAAAAATAAGAAATTCTTTGATTGTTAGTGTCTCTACAAATCTATCAAAATCAATAGTATGAAATTCAGGTTCCTTTGGTCTATTTTTTAATAATTCAGAAATGTTGTTCTCAATATAAGGTTCGTTTAAGCACGATATAACAACATCGTCGATAATTCCACAAATTATTATAATTTTGTTTTCGACAGTGCTGTGTATAACAACTTTGATACCGTATACTTTTTTTAAGAATTTGGTGCTTGTGCGGGCCAAATCAAAACAATCAAAGTTCTTTGACTGTTCTACAATCATAAAATCTTCAACAATTCTATTTTTTGCTAGATTTTTTTTCTTTTCTTTTTTTTCTTTCTTATCCTTAGTGTTTTTCTTTTTAAACGGCAATACCTTGTAGCTAATGGGGTGAACGTATTTTCTAATAACGGAATAAATATTTTTATTTTTTTTTTTAATATTATTAATAAAGTTAGAACCCAAAGCGACAGTAATTAAATCATCGAAATCCGAAGTACCATAACTTTTAAATAAACTTGATAACTCATTGTTTAATTTTTGAAGACGATTGATTACGTCTGTAAAATCAATATTTTTTTTTGATATTATAATACTTAGATTAGACAAATCTGAATATAAACTTTCCAATACAAGAGTGTATTTATTTAGTTCATTGGCTGTTACAATATCCATATTTTTATACCTTTGTATAGATATTGTAGATTTACTGATCATTTCTTTGAAAAAAGCTATTTTTTTTTTAGCAAATTTTAAAGTATCGATTTTTTCATTATCGTTGATAATTATTGGTGATATTTTCTCGTTTTTCGGCATTTCCTAAACTATATATTGTGTTTTATTATATTTTTATTCAAAATACACGTTTCTAAAAAGAAAACTGGTATTATATATAAAAAATATATGTAGTACAAAAAAAAAATCTGGAAAAGTATATTTAATATGATTTAAAATGTAGAGTATACTATATGCAATGGGTATACCTAGTTATTTTTCATATATTGTAAAGAACCATGGGCGAATAATAAAAAAAATAAAACAGTTGAATAAAAAAACAAACAATCTTTATTTGGACAGTAATTCCATAATATACGACTGTTTACGTAAATTGGATTCCAACTTATCAAAAAATGAGTTTGAATCCAAGTTGATATTAAATGTGTGTAAAACGATTGATGAGTATGTGAAAATCGTCAAACCAAATAAAACGTTGATAATAGCATTTGACGGTGTTGCACCAGTAGCAAAGATGGACCAACAAAGAAATCGTAGATATAAGTCTTCGTTGGACTCTATTATAATGAAACATTTGGGTATTTCGAAATCGCAATCGTGGGATAAGACAGCTATTACTCCCGGCACGAAGTTTATGAAAAAGCTGGGGTTAAAAATTTCAAGTTATTATAAAACCAAGCCTAAGAAACTAGGTGTTAAAAATATAATTATTAGTGATAGCGACTCTGTTGGAGAAGGAGAGCATAAAATTTTTGAGTATATTAGAGAAAATCCTGAAAAACATAAAGACGAAACCACATTTATATATGGATTGGATGCTGATTTAATTATGTTATGCTTGAATCATTTACATATTTCAAAAAACATTTACTTATACAGAGAAACTCCTGAATTTATTAAGTCAATAGATAAAACCTTAGAACCCAATGAATCGTATGTCTTGGATATACCCGTTTTGGGTGATATTTTAAAAACAGAATTAAATAACACCAAGAATGGTAATGCGATTAATAGATTGCATGACTACATATTCATATGTTTTTTTCTCGGCAATGATTTCATGCCTCATTTTCCAGCAGTAAATATTAGAACCCGGGGCATCGAAATAATGATATCCGCATATAAAAACACAGTTGGAAAAACTCAAAATGTTTTAACAGATGGTAATAAAATATATTGGGGAAATGTTAGAAAAATGTTAAATTACATAGCGGAACAAGAAGAAGGGTTATTACAGGAAGAGTATAGCATTCGTCGTAAATTAGAAAAACGAAAGTATCGTTCAAACACTGATGAGGAGAAACTGTATAAGTTTTCAATGATCCCCATGTATAATAGAGACAAGGAAGAAGAGATAGACCCCTTTTCAAGAGATTGGGAAAATAGATATTATAAACAATTATTTGACACAGATATTACTACAACCGAAAAAAAGAAAATATGTGTTAATTATTTGGAAGGGTTGGAGTGGACAATAAAATATTATACACATGGTTGCATAGATTGGAAATGGAATTACAGGTATCATTATCCGCCTTTGATGAAAGATTTAATTAAATACGTCCCTCAATGGGAACAAAATTTATTGACTGTAAAACCTGAAGATGCAGTTCACCCATATGTTCAGTTATCGTATGTATTGCCTGTAAAGGGACTCCATTTACTGCCTCCCAAAGTAAAGGATTTTCTTTTAAAAAACTACAGTGAAAACTATGAAACGAATCCGGAGATAAAGTGGTCATTTTGTAAATATTTTTGGGAATCGCATGTTGATTTTCCTCATTTAGACTTTGAAGATTTAGAAAAAAAACTCGTGCCGTTTTGTAAATAATACAAAATATTTGAGCGCTTCGTTTTGACGAAGTTTTTAAAAAAACTTCCATATTGTATAATAATGGTAAATGAAATTAGTTTTGAAAAGAGAGGTGAACTTAAAACATTTATAGGAAATAACAAGAACGTCATAATCAGAGTAAGTGCTTCTTGGTGTGGACCATGTAAAAGGATTAAACCACTTTTAGAAGAGAAAATCAATAATTTGCCTAATAATATCAAGGTGGTTTTTGTGGACTTTGATAAACACAGAGATGTAGCGAGCGCTTTGAAAATAAAAAATGTTCCGACATTTATGTTTTATAACAATGGATATCCTGATATATGTTTAGTGGGTGGTGATGGGGACAAAGTAGCGAAATTTTTTGATAATGTTGTGGCAAAGGTTTAGAAAAAATATTATACATTGTATATACATATATAATGGTTAGATATGTTGGAAGAGCAAGAACCACTATGACTACTATGAGTACCAACCAAGTAGGATTAAAAATGTCGGGGTGCCCCTCTCGCGTGGGTCGCAAAGGCGCAACAATAAGATCATTCAATAAGCGTGTGAATTGCATGCAAGGATTATGTGGTGGAGCGAGAATGAATGGGCAAATATGGAAAACCACGGAAAGAAATAGACCACCTTTTTGTATAAAACCTGCTACCAAATGCGCCCAAGCGGCGGGAGGTGTTGGTCGCATTAACGCACCATATTTTAATCGTAAAGTCCGTGCTGGAGAAAGTGGTTGCACTCCGGCCCCGGTATCTCTCGTCACAACCACAACCACAACCTTAAACGTCACAATGGCGCAAGAAGCAGAAGGATTAGCAGCCGTCGGATACGCCACATCGTTCACACCAAATCTCGTCAATGGTATCGCACTGAATTCCCTGACTGTGCAATACGTTGAAGGAGCTTGGAGATTTTGGTTGGGCTTCAACCCCCCGACCGCCCCGCGATTTACAGATGTCAAATTTGAGTATGAAGGCGTCAGCGAAACCTTCTACTTTGAGAATATACTATCTGGTGGATATGCGTACCAGCCATTGTGGAACACCACCGCAAGCTGGCCCACCTTTGACGGTGTCGCTACTTTAACATTTACTTATTAGCACAATAAAGTAAGTTAAATAAAATAAAAAGAAATAATATTAATTTATATCTATGGAATCTCTAGACTTAGATATAAATAATTACAATCTCGATGAACTTTTAAATTTATTTAATTTAGATTATACATTTAGCGAAGGAGATTTGAAAAACGCAAAAAAGGTAGCATTGAAGACACATCCCGACAGATCAAATTTAGACATGAAGTATTTTATATTTTTCAAAAAAGCTTATAAGTCACTGGAGAATGTTTATTATTTCAGAAAGAAACGTAAGGAAAAACCACCACCCGAATATAACGCACCAGAGGATAAAAACAATGCTAGCTTACTGCACTCATTGAATGGAAAGAGTGTTTCCGAATTTAACGAATGGTTCAACAAGGCATTTGAAAAAGTTAAGGTAAGTGACGAGGAAAGAGATCATGGATATGAAGATTGGTATAAAAAGGGAGAAGTAGCAAAACAAAACAAAGTTTCATTAAGTGATTTTGGGAGAGAATTTGAGAAGAAAAAGAAGGAATGCAAAAGTGTAATTGTTCATAGAGGCATTCAAGACACAGATACAAATTCTGGTTATAGTTTGACGCGAGAAAAGCCCCAAGAGTATTCGTCAGGTATATTTAGTAAACTCCAATACGAGGACCTTAAGAAAGCTCATACCGAATCTGTTGTGCCCGTTACTAGAGCCGATTTTGAAAATAAACCCAAATTTGATAGTGTGGACAGTTATGTACAACACAGGAGTAG